AACTAGGTGGCAAGTTTGTTATGCTTAACGTTCGTCTTGATGGTAACGAATCTAATACTATTAGTACAGGAAATGACTTCAGAAAGATTGGTCTTGTTCGTGACCCATACACATATGGAACAACGGATCGTGCTTTAGCAACAAACTACAGACTTACTTATCGTTACACCGTGCCTGATGCTAATGCTAGCTTCACACTAGACGAGACAGTAACTGTTGGAAGCAATACGGCTAAGGTTGTTGAGTGGGACAACACAAATAAATATCTATACACATCCAAGCCTCTTCCAAAAGATTTTGCTAACGCAGCAACAATCACTGGATCAACTTCTGCAACAACTGGAACAATTACTGCTGTTAACAATCCTGGACTTGATCCATACAGCGGTGACGTTCTTTACGTTGAAAACAGAAGCCCAATCTCCAGAGCGGCAGATCAGATCGAAGACGTTAAGCTAATTATCGAATTCTAAGTAGAGTAAAAAAATATGTCAAATCCTGGTGGCGTAGACCTAAACAGTAGTCCTTACTTTGATGATTATGATGAGGATAAGAAGTTTGTAAGGGTTCTCTATCGTCCTGGACGTGCAGTTCAGGCGAGAGAACTCTCGCAGGCTCAAACATATCAGCAAAAACAAGTTGAGAGATTCGCAAACTATTTTTTCAAACAAGGTTCTATCCTTGACGGTTGCGAACAAACTCTAGACTTAAATTTGCCATATGTTAAGATAGAGTCTACCTATAAGGGTTCTGAAGTTGATGTTGAAGATTTTAATGGTGTTCAATTCTTTGGTGCTAATACTGGTATTACTGCATTTTGCGGTATCGTCAGTGATATCGAAGGAAACGATCCTAAAACTTTGTTTATCAACTACGTTTCATCAGGGTCTGTCATATTAACTGCTAATTCGATTGGATCAGTTGGAAACAGAATTGTCGTCGGCGGAGAAGTAACTTTCGCCGGCGGCAATACTGGAATTGTTCAAGCATACACAGACACAAGTGTCGATAACACTTACAAAATTTACGTTTCTGGTATAAAAGGATCGAACTCTTGATTCCAGTTTAATTGGAATTCAAATTTCAAATTCCGTCGATAAGAGAACATCGTCAATATTCGAAAACGCAGAAACTCTTATCACAAAAAATCTATTTGCAAACAATGTTCTTGAAACAACAAATCAATCTTTTGCAAATACACTAGCAACAAATGCAACTCGATTCATTGAAAATGAGGGGTTGGCAACAGAAGTTATTTACGACAAAGGCTCTAAGATCACGATTGGTGATGGTATCATCTACGTGGCAGATCATTTCGTAAAAAATACCAAACAAACATTAATTCTCGATAAGTATAAAAATCTACCATCATATAAAATTGGTTTTGTTCCATCAAAAACATTTATTGATTCTATTGAAGATACAACACTTGTTGATAACGCACAAGGAACTCCAAACTTTCAAGCACCTGGTGCTGATCGATTAAAAATTGATACAGTATTAACAAAGATTGAACTTGGTGTAGAAACGGATGAAACAGATTTCATTTCTTTATTAGAAGTCGATAATGGTATTGTAAAGAAAAGAAAATTCGAAGGTTTAGAAGGCAAACTTGAAGAAGCAATTGCGGTTCGCACATTCGAAGAATCTGGAAACTACACATTATCTGATCCAAAAGTTGTTGTAAGAGAACACCTGAATCAAAATTCAAATAACGGAAGATACTCAGCCGCCGAAGGCGGAAATAATGATTTGCTTTGGATCGATGTCGATCCATTTGTGTCTTACGTAAAAGGATTTAGAAACGAATTAGTTATTAAGAGTGGTGTTTCGGTGAGAAAAGGTTTAGACACGCAACTAGTTGAGCAAGTAAAAACTCAGCTAGTTCTAGGTGGTTATATTCCAATTAAAGAATACGTCGGTGCTTTTAGCGTTAATGATAATCAAATTGTTGATTTATATGATACTGCACAGATTGCAATTTCAAATAATACTTACAGTTCAACATCATTAGTTGGAAGTAAAATCGGTGAAGCTAGAGTTAAGACTATTGAATATTACAGCGGAACTCCAGGAACCGCAAGTGCTATTTACAATTTGTATTTGTATGATGTGACAATGAATAGTGGCGAAAGTTTTGCCGACGTTCGCTCAATTTATTTTTCAGACACACCAAATACGATAGCAGACATTGTATTGGACTCTTTTGGTGATGCTACACTAAGAGAAACCGCATTTGATAAATTAATATTTAAATTGCCATATGATGGCATTAAAACAATTCGTGATGAAAATAATAACGTAGAGTCAGGATTTAGATTCAAAAAAGAATTTGACAACATTTCATTTACTGCAAGCACTCCAGCATCGATTGTTACCACTGATGCCAGCGAAACTTTTGTTGGCACAGGAACACTTAGTGCAGCACAAAGAAATGATAATTTTATTGTCATTCCAAAAACAACCGCCAATACGACAGCTTTAACTGGCACGGTTACAATTTCGGCGTCTTCTAATGTTGTTGTCGGAACTTCTACAACGTTTACTACACAGTTGAATGTTGGTGATGTAATTAAGGCAAATAATATAAGTATTCAAATTGCATCCATTTCCAACAATACACATCTGATATTGACCGAAGAACATTCTGCGGGGGCAACTAGTGCCGCATACTATAAAGAATTTCCTGCTGGTAAACCGATCTCATTATCAGGAAATGGAAATACAGCACCACGAACTGTTTCTATATCTTCTCCTAGTACAGTATCAATTGAGTTAAATGAGGCAGTTAATTTTCAGGCAATTGTTATTGCCACGATGGACAGATCAAATGCTAGAGAAAAGAAAAAAATTCTAGTTGCAAATACTGAAACTAATATTAATCCTAATACACATCCTCAAGGACTATCAGGACCTTACTCCTTGGGTTATGGCGATATTTATCGGATAAAGGAAATATATGAAACCGAGGGTGATGCATTCACTTCACTAACTGGAACGGTTACTATTACAGGATCAAATACCACGGTTGTAGGAACAGGAACACTATTCTCGGTAGAATTGTCTCCTGGAGAAACTGTTAGAATTTTTGATATTGATAGAGTTATCAATACTATAACTAGCAATACATTAATGACTCTAACAGTGGCGCATCCTGGAGCAACTGCAAATTCATTTACTCTTGTTGATCCACTTATTGGATTTGATTATGATCCTGATTTGGCAAATTCAGCAACGTACAATATCGTAACATCAAACTATACTTTAGACAATGGTCAAAGAGATAATTCATATCGTCATGGGGCTATTGTTCCTAAACTTGGTGTTGTTCCTCAAGGTAGATTGAAAGTTGTTTTTGATCATTTTACTCACGACACTACTCAGGGCGTTGGATATTTTTCAATTGATTCATATCCAATCAACGATTCTACTACATCATCAACAACCATAAGAACAACACAGGTTCCTGCTTACACCAGCACAAGAACTGGTGAAACTTTTGATCTCAAAAATTGTTTAGACTTTAGACCAATTATTGCTGCGAACACTACTTCGAACACAAATCCAATAGAAAGTGAAACATATCAAAGCGTGACTGGTGGATTGCATATACCAGCGCCAACTTCAGATTTCGATTCAGACTTACAGTATTATAAAGGCAGAAAAGCTAAGTTGTTTATAAATTTCAAAGGTGAACTTGGTATAATTGATGGCTCTCCTGGATATCCAAATCCAAGTCCACCGCCTGGAGTTCCAGACGCATTAGAATTGGCCGAGTTAGAATTGTCTCCATATCCAACACAGCCTGCCAATGTTGAATTGACGCTATTCAAAAACAAACGCTACACGATGAAAGATATCGGAAGAATTCAAGAGCGCGTTGACAGACTAGAGTATTTTACCGCATTGAATCTTTTAGAGAAAGAGGCCAGAGATAAAATTATTGTTGACAGCGAAGGTCTTGACAGATTCAAGAACGGTATTCTTGTAGACTCATTTACTGGACACAATGTTGCTGATGTTTTATCTCCAGACTACAAAGCGTCTATTGACAGATTTGAGAAGTATGCTTCTGCATATTCAAACAACGAAGTTCAAATTTCATTGAGATATAACTCAACAGGTTCTTCTGGTGTAACAGTCACCAATGGAAGAAAACTGATGTTGAGTTACACTCAAGCAACATTCGCTCAACAGCCATATGCATCTACATTTGTAAACTTATCACAAGACCTAAACTTCAATTGGGTCGGTGATATGAATGTAATACCCGCAACAGACAATTGGCTAAACACCACCCGCGATCCGAACAGAGAAAATGTTTCTGACTCGACAGGGCAATCCGACAACTGGAAACGATTATCGGATGCATGGAACACTGAAGTTGATCCAGTTAATAGACACTGGATTGGAATTAATGTTGCAGAAAAATACAAGAATCTCATTAGTTCAGTGAGCAGAGATGCAACAATTACCACAACTTCTACCGTTGTTGATAGATCAAATCTTGAAATTCCTACTTCAGAAAAAAATACCGCAGTAGACAGAGTTACAGATTCTTCCGTGAATCATGTAATGAGAAGCCGCGATTTTATTTTTGAATCAATTGGATTAAAAGATAATACAAAACTATACGCATATTTTGATGGAGTTGATGTTACTGCCAATTGTACTCAAATTAGACTTGTAGGATCAACACAAATAAAAGATTTGTATTCTATGTTTGACAACGATGGAATTTTAGCAGCAAATTCATCGTTATATACTACTCTCAGTGCTGGCGATCTTAGAGTTGAAAACAATAGAGTAGTTGGCGTTCTTAGAGTTCCCGCCAACACATTTAACATCGGACAGAGAGAATTCAAATTAACAGACAGTTCTACAAACTCCGATTCATTGGCAACAACTCTTTCAAGAAAACTAATTTACTCGCAAGGTCTTTCACTAAACAATACTGATGATGTTTTAAACACAACTCCACCATCAATTGTTTATGATGATGCAGTGTTAGTTGAAACAGTTCAGAGAAACCCAGCACAAACTGGATTGAGAAGATTTGATCCTGTTGCACAAAGTTTCTATATTGATGAGAACACATACCCACAAGGCATCTTTTTAAGTTCAATTGATCTTTATTTCAAAACTAAATCAAGCAATTCAAATATTGGTGTTAGAGTTGAAATAAGAAAAATGCAAAATGGTTTTCCAAGTAGAAAAGTAATTGGTGGCGCAAGTGTTCGCGTTTCTAATTCTGGAATCAATACTAGCGCAACCTCGGCGACAGCAACAACATTTACCTTTGACAGTCCAGTTTATCTGCCATCTAAAGCAGAATATTGCTTTACGGTTAGACCTGATGGTAATTACAATGACTTTCAATTGTGGGTTGCTGAACTCGGTCAAATTGACATTACAAATTCTCAAGTCAATATTCGAATTGATAAACAGCCTGCATCTGGTACTTTGTTTACTGCATCAAACAGCACATCATGGACTGCAAAAATTAATCAAGACATTAAATTCTTGATGAGACTTGCTGAATTTTCAACAACATCATCTGGTGTTGCATTGATTCAAAATAGACCTGTTGCGGCAAATTACACATATAACTCTTTCATACCTAATATTGAAAACTTGACATTATCAAGAACAAATGTGAATTATGAATTCAGATTAACTGATAGCAGTTATAATGTTTCAGATTTCAAACCGGTGAAAAACTTTGAAAAAGTTTCAGAAGTTTTACCAAAATATGTTGCCAATACGGCAAATGAAACTGCAAATATTAATACCACAAAATCGATGACTCTGAGAGCTACGCTTTCTACTCAGAACAAATATATAACGCCTTATATTGATTTAGAACGTGTAAATGTAGCACTAGAAAATAAATCAATTAATAATTCATTGTCGAATACATTAACTGGAACTGTTACTTACACTAATGGATCAAATGTGATTGTTGGATCGGGCACAGCATTTACCACAGAATTAAATGCGGGAGAATACATTCTTCTCGGAGAAGAGTATAGACAAGTTGCCGAAATCACAAATACTACATATCTGACAGTTAGAAATAATCTGACAACATCTGGTTCTGGTGCTACAGTAACTCAAGAATTTGAAGAAAGTCCAACAGGACCTTATACCTCACAGTCTAGATACATAACTAGAAGAGTTTCATTGAATGATGGATTTGAGGCTTCAGATTTAAATGTTTATGTAGACGTTAATCGTCCAGCGGGAACTGACATCAAAGTGTATTATAAAATATTAAATGAAAATGACACTGACAATTTTGACGATAAATTCTATAAACAAATGACACTCGATGGCACTGCAATTATCAATGACAATCAAGATGTTTATACTGAAGAAAAATACGTGATTGCTACTTCAGAAAAAACTGGAGGGTCTCAGATTCTCAACGGAACAGTTGAAGTTTCGAGTGTTTCTACAAATGTGATTGGAACCTCAACACGATTTATTGAAGAATTGAGAATTGGTGATACGATTGCCGTCGGAACAAGCAGAGTTGAACGAGTTGTTTCCAACATTGTTAACAACACATTCTTGACTGTAGAGTCGGTATTTGGTGCTACCGCATCTTCGCAAGATGCATATAAAGTCTTGGCAGATACTGTGGGCTATACGACACCAGATGGAAGAACTTATGTTGGATATAAATATTTCTCTGTAAAGATTGTGTTTACATCAGAAAATACGTCATATTCACCAAGAATTAAAAATCTTCGCGCGATTGCTCTAGCCTAATATGAAAGTTGAACTAAAAGAAAAAGCATCGGGGTTTACCGAGAGAGATATTAATTCTAAAGCTATTCTCAATACAGACACCGGTGCTTTACTAAAATATAAAATTCAAAAACATCGTAGTGAGAAAACAAAAGAAAATGCTGCCGAGTTAAACAGAGTAAAAGCAGACATAAATAACATAAAAAATGAATTGTGCGAAATTAAAAATCTTTTGCTTAAAATAACTTCAAGAGAGTAATCAGAAATGACAATTGCAAATGTAGCTATTTCAAATACCTTTAATGAATTTCGTGTAACAACGAATGAAGTTATTGGTGAGGTAAATAAACTTACTGATGGCACCGCTGTTCTTGTTGTTAACACGATTACTGCAAATAGTTTTACTGGTTCTGTTTTAAATATTAGTGGAGATTCTGGAAGCGATGTTATTTCTGTTGGTGGCGAAACTTTAAACTTTGTTGGTGGCAACGGAATATCTTCAGCGGTTACATCTAACACAGTAACTTTTAATTTAGAAACTTCTGGTGTAACTGCAAACACCTACGGTAGTGCATCTAAAATCCCAGTCATCACAATTGATCAATATGGAAGAGTCACTTCCGCATCAAATACAGATGTTGCTGGTGTTGCCGACTTTAAATATTTTTCTGGAAACTCAAACTTTGTAATTTATACCGCAGACGGAAATTCTTATAGTGCTACCATAGGGCAAGATTTAGGAACTTCTGCTAACGTTACTTTTCAAGATTTAACGGTAACTGGAAACGTAGTCTTTAGCGGTAATGTAACTTCAGTAACTGCAAATAATTTGATTGTTGAAGATAACATTATTTCTCTGGCAAAAAATAATACAAGTAATGCTCTCGACTTTGGCTTTATTGGTCACTACTATGACGGCGCAAATCTTCATGCTGGTATGTTTAGAGATGCCACAGATTCAACGTGGAAGGTTTTTCAAAACTATCCAATAGAACCTGGTGCAAACGCAAATATAGATACATCAAATGCGCAATTTCAGCTTGCAGACTTTGAAGCAGCAAATATAATTTCAACTGGAACATTTACTGGTGATGGTACGGGAATCACATATTCGAGTAACACATTAGTTGCAAACTTAAATAGTGATTTACTTGATAGCCAAGACGGGTCATACTATCTAAATACAGACAATCACACAAATAAACCTGCCCTATGGGCACGAACTTTCGCTTTCATGGGGGCCTAATATGGCAGAAACGATAAAAGTTTTGGGGCAATCAAGCCTAGCAGCAACAACATTATCTGATGTTTATACTGTGGGAGCAGGAAAATCTG